CGTCGGACGTGCTGGGTTTGCGGGGTGGAGACCGTAGGGAACTACGTTTGCGATGGGTGCCAAGTGGAACTGGGGAACAGGAAGTAAATAGAACAAATTAGTTGTATGCGTGTTCTTATACCCCATATTTGCTTTTTCTCCGTTTCTATGGTAGCATGTGTATAGTGCTATGCTGTCTTACTCTGTACACAGGTGATGAGAGAACATATCTATGGCCCCGATCCTTGATGAAGAAACGAGCCTTGAGGTTGCCACCCCCAAATGGGGAGAGGGCAGGCCTTGGGGTCAACGCGCCGATGAACCGGCTGAGGCATACGACGGGTTCTTTTTCTTCCGGTCCCTCTTCCCGAACGAGCGCAATATCAAGTCTGCTTGGCTCCACGCCCTGGCCATCCGCGACCCGGATCGGCTGGCGTCTATCAAATCGGCCCGCCGCAATGCCCCGGAAGAATGGCTCGGGTGGGCGATCCTCTACGACTGGGACACCCGCGCAGCCGCATTCGATGACGACTTTCGCTCCATTCTCGCCGGGTCCGAAGAGGACGCCCTCAAAGAAATGGTCGTGCGCCACCAAACTCAACTTACAACACTGCAGGTATTGGGCATGGCGCACATTGTGGACGAGGGGTTCGATTCATCTGCCACCGCCCTACGTGCCGTCCTACACTCCATGGAGATGGAGCAGAAGATGGCCGGCATCCCAGACGTCTCCGAGTTCTTGATCATGGATGCTGCAGCGTTCAAAGACAAGTTCGCCAACCTATTGCAACTCCTGGCCATGGCCAAGGGTTAGTCGTGGGCGAGGCAGTCAAGGAGCTATCGACGCAGGAGATCCTGCACCAGATAGCACTGATGGAGGCCATCGCCGCCGAGCGCGGCATCGAGCTTCCGACAACAGCAGCCGACCTGCACGCGAAGGTACTTGGGCCGCTGCGGGAGAGATACAGAGGAGACCCCGTCGGCTTTTGTGAACAGGTACTAGGGGCGACCTTGGTAGACCCCATCAAAGAAATGATGGTGTCCACGGAGGCCAACAGACAGACTATTGCTAAGAGCGCCAACGCCACGGGCAAGACGCACGGGGCAGCGCACGTAGCATTGTGGTTCTTCCTGATGTGGGATGATGCGAAGGTCTTTACCGCCGCCGCCCCACCCGAGAGGAACTTGCGCCAGTTGCTGTGGGGCGAGATTTCGGCCATAGTCGCCAAGCACCCATGGCTTTTTGCTGACTGCAAGGTCGGCATGATGAACATAGAGCGACGGGACAAAGAGCTTAACTCGTTTATCACTGGCCTGACGATCCCGCAGTCAGGAAGCGATGCGGACAGAGAAGGGCGGTTCAGCGGGAAGCACGCCCCGCACATGATGTTCATTATCGATGAGGGCGACGCGGTGCCAGAGCCGTGCTACAAAGGCGTCGAGTCGTGCATGTCTGGACAACACGAGCGGCTTCTGATCCTTTTCAACCCAAGAGCATCGAGGGGCAAACCATACGAACTTGAAAGGGACGGGAGAGCGAGGGTTGTTGAAATCTCTGCCTTCTCCCACCCGAACGTCATCACTGGCCGCAACATTGTCCCTGGCGCTGTTTCTAGGGAGACAACGGTCCGCAGGATCAACGAGTGGACAAGGCCTTTGGGGCCCGACGAGCCTATTGATCACAGCGAAACATTTGAGGTCCCCGCCTTTCTTGTGGGGGCGACAGCCGAGATGTCAGGTGGCGGGTTCTTTGCCCCGCTAGAGCCAGGGTTCAAAAAGGTCATCAGGCCAGAGTTTGACTACATGGTCCTGGCCAGATACTCCGCCCAGGCCGAAATGCAACTGATTTCTCGGGCATGGATTTCGGCAGCGAGATCAAGGTGGGATGTGTATGTCGCTCTTTACGGCGAGGTCCCTCCCAGGGGAGTGCCTCCGATCGTGGGGCTTGACGTTGCTGAGTATGGGAAGGACCCAAACGTCCTGGTAGAACGATACGGCGGATGGGTGGCTAATTTAACTACATGGCGCGGGGTCGATGTAACAGAGACTGCACAGAGAGCGGCCAGCATCTGTAAGACGGTGGGTGCGCTCCGAGCTAATGTTGATGCGATAGGTGTTGGTGCTGGAGTGGCACCAACGATGCGGAAAGCAGGCGTCAGGGCTGTTGACATCAAAGTTTCCGAGTCTCCAACGAAGACCGCTGATGTGAACGAGGCCAAGACGAGGTTCCGCGATCTGCGAGACCAACTTTGGTGGGAAGTCCGGGAATGGTTGCGCACAGACAGCGGGGCAATGCTCCCTCCAGACGAATTCCTGCTTGAGGAACTCGCAGCACCAACATATCAACCGACGAAGTGGGGTTTGCAAGTCACACAGAAGCCAGTGCTAAGAGAAATCTTGGGCAGGTCGCCCGACAGAGCAGAGGCTCTTATGTTTACATTCGCCCCCGAGCGAGACTTGCTGATCGGCTTCGTCCGACACTGAGAGTGCAGTCTATGACAATGGTAGGTGGTGGGCGGCCCAGTGCTCTGGGACGATTTCTACGCTATTTCTCATCCGCGCGGGCATATGCCCAGGTTGCGCCTGAGAAGGCACGCCCACGGAGCTTCGAGACTAGCTTCCTGGCGCAGATGTCTGCAGCCGCAGCACATTCTGGAGGCGGCGGGACAATTGACAGTGATGACGCAGAGAGATTGGCCATCACGAGTTATGCCTACTATGCCGCGATTAGAACGGTTACTAGCCGGCTAGCGTCCGACGAAGCAAGACCAACAGCAGGTAAACGTGGGGCGAAGGGCTGGGAAGAGGACAAGACTCACCCGTTCAACGACCTGCTAGACAACCCGAACGATTTGATGGACTACCCGTTCATCATCGAGTACCTTATCGGATGGCTGATGCTAAGGGGCAACGCGTACCTTTTCGTCAGCACAGACCGAGTTGGTGCCGGAGAACCACAGGAACTCTGGCCCCTAGAGGCAAATAAGGTCACGCCTATTAAGGGTAGCTTGAGGAGATCCAGAACAACGGGCCGTGTGACCGGCGATTACGCAATGGACATCGGCGGCGTCTTGAAGAAGATGCCCGGTGAGAACATCATCCATCTGCGACTCCCGAATTTCTGGGACTACTGGGAAGGGATGTCCCCACTGTCCGCTGCTCTACAGGCTGTGCGGACAGACAAGTATCAATCTGATTGGTTGCAAGGGTTCTTTGGTAGGGACAACGCTATCCCGACCGCGATCATCTCGCTCCCTCCTGATATCTCGAAGGAGGACTACGACGCCGCAAAGGAAGCAATCCGCGAACAGTTTGGCGAGGGCAGATCGTCCGCAGTGATTAGGGCGGGCGACATGAGCGTGGAGAGCGTCTCGCAAACTATAAAAGAAATGGAAATGCTCGTAGGCCGAACATTTAGTGCCGACGAAATCTTTGATGTACTAGGGACGCCTCGGGGCATTGTAACAGGGGAAATCAAAGGCGACGACCTGCACGCTTTGCAGTTGGCATTTGCGAAGAACACGATACAGCCATACGTGAGCAAGTTGGCGGCTGCGTACACGAGTGGGCTCAGACCTTTTTACGGTGACGGCTGGAAGGCCATTGCGCCGAATGTGGTACCCCAGGATCGTGCGCTACTTGTCCAGGAGTACCAGCAATTTTCCATGGACAAAACTATTAATGAAAATAGAGAAACGCTTGGCCTGCCGCCGCTTGAGGGGGCGATCAACTCGAAGATCGTTGTGAGGGTGCTTCGTCACGTCGCTGCCCCCGGCGCTATGGAAATGATGGAGCAAAGAATCGGAACGCTGACGGGCGCAGAACATCCCACGCAGATGGCGAATCGTATCACCGAAGATGGCATAGACGAGCCGGACGAGGTCGCCTCTACGACGGACTCCGTAGCCAGTGATGCCGAGGATGCTGAGGACGAGAAGGCCCTGAGTGGGGCCGTCGCATCCGAGCGCAAGAAATGGAAGAAGGTAGCCCTGGCGGAGATTGAGAAGGGGCGACGGCCAGAGGAACGAGCTTTCGTTAGTGCCCTGATCTCCGAAGAAGAGCGGGGGCGCATATTGGCTGGGCTGGCTGGGGCGCAGAGTGCTGATGACGTGAAGGCAGTATTTGCCATGGAGACCGAATGACCTCGGGGATCTACGAGATCGCAAACCAGCAGAGCGGGAACGTCTACATTGGCAGTTCAGTTGACATAGAGCGGCGCTGGGCTGCGCATTGTTGCACTTTGAATGGTGGCACACATCACAACGCCCATCTTCAGAGCGCATGGAGCAAGTACGGCGAGGAAGCGTTTGTGTTCAGCATTCTCGAAGAGGTAGATGATGAATTGCTTCTCGATGTTGAACAGGGGTATCTCGACGGCCTATTTGAGAGTGGTGATTGTTACAATATTGCCCTT